CCTTTCGGCATAGGCGGGGTCTTGCGCAAAAATCTCCAAGCCATCACTGCACAGATGTTTTGGGCCTATCAACTTGCCCCACTCACGGCTGGTTTCAACCCTTAGGCAGCCACAGCTGCGCGTTCCACAGTTTCTCACCGACACTCCAGAACGGATAACCTCTTGACCGCATTCACAGCGAAAGCGCCAGAGCAGGCGGTTAAACGCCCCTGTTCCCGCTTGCTCAATGGCGGTAAGTCTGCCGTAGAGCCTGCCTCGCATGTCAACGGCCATCCTCTCGCTAGCGGCTTCTGCCTTCAGGCAGCCACAGCTTTTTGTACCGCCGCTTAAAAGCCCTAGCGATGAAATTATTTTTGACTTGCCGCAATCACAGTTGCACAGCCAGGTGTAATTGCCTTGCCTGTTTTTGTCAACACGCTTGACAATCAAAAGCCGCCCAATCTTATGGCCTTCAAGATTTTTGCCCCTTTGCTTGCTAGTGGTTTCCCTTCTTAGGCAGCCGCAACTTTTTGTCTTGTCGGATCGCAACTCTTTTCCAGCCACGACGCATGGTGCCCCGCAGTCGCACAAGCAATGCCATCTAGCCTTCCCGTCCTTGCTGCTAGGGGCCTGGCTCTGGACAAGCAGGCGGCCATAGCGGTGCCCAGCTAGGTCTAATGTCTTTGTCATCAGCCTGCCTCCACAGGTTGGTCACGGATCAGGCGGTTGGCGCCGCGCTGATCCAACCTATTTTAGCCCGCCAACCGTTCCTCTTCCGCTTCCAGCACCTCCCACGGTGTTGGGATGGGCGAGACGTGCAGGTCAAAGCCCTTAACATCGTGCGCAATGCCGGCGGTGGCCAGCAGCGCATCCTTGAGGTCGTTCTTGCTGCAGTTCAGCTCCTTGCACACCGCAGGGGTCTCCCAGCCCAGCGCCATCAGCTTGCGCGCTTGGTTGCCCAGCAGCCGTGCCTTGTGCGTCGCCTTGATTGTCCAGTTGTGGCTGCGCAGGTAGTGCAGCACCTCACCCTGGGCAAAGCTCCAGAAGATCGTGCTCAGCCGGCCCTTGTCCGGGTTCCAGGCCTTGGCCGCCTTGATGAAGGCCATGTCCACGCAGGAGAAGATGTCTTCCCTGGCCAGGCAATGCCCGTACTTGCGGGCGAGCTTCCCGCCAAAGCTCTTGATCAGGCCAATGTGTTCGGCATACATGCGGCCAATGCGGCGCTGCTCTTGACGCGTGAGCGGCTGCGCTAGGTGTGGCTCCGAACGTCGCTTGACGGGAACCTCAAATAGCTGAAGCTGACCGTCTGCAACGCGCATAGCCATACTCTAACTTCGCAGCACCTGCACTGTTCCGACGCTGGAAGTAGAGCCGCTCAGGCACAGGCAGCCCATCACTTGCTTCAGGTGCGGCACCACGTTGAGCGCGTTCTTCGCTTCGGCCTGGCCGGTCTGGTTGAACTCCACGTCAATCACATCCACGCGAGCACGCTTCAGGTTGGCATTGGGAATGCCGGGGATCAGTTCGCTGCTACCGGCGCCGGTGCCGCTGAGCACGTTGCTGTCGCCCAGCAGGTATTCCGCCAGATCAAACGTGGCCTGTTTGATCGGCTGGGGGATCTCGCTGCTGGTGTACGACCAGTCGCCGCATTCGGCATCTGTGCGCGGCCACAGCAACGCCTGCGTGGTGCTGGCCTTGGTGCCGACAAAGGTCAGCTCATCGAGGTAGCGGGTCGCCATGATCAGCGCCCGGCCCTTGTTGTCGGTGCTGGCTGAAGCCCAGCTCAGCGTGCCGAGGTACAGATTCGCCAGGTCGTCAGCGGCTGCGACGGTCAAGTAGCTGTTGGCCGATGCCGAGCCAACGGTGGCGGTGACGGTGACAGGCATGGCGGCACACTCTTGGCCTTAAGTTGCCGGCGGCTTCTTCGGTGCCGACCAGAGCTTGACGGCCTTGTCAAAGCCGATTTCACCGTCCACCAGGCGCTGGCCGAGCTTCTTGCCGAAGATGGCCTGCGCGGTGTCGGGGTTGTCTTTGACCCACTGCTTGGCCGCCACCTTGAAGCTCAGGGCCTGCTCGGCGCCATCGCCATCCGCTGGGCGCTTGGGCGGCACCTTGTTGCCGCTGGGGTCGGTCATGTCTTCGCTGCGCCACTTCCATGGCAGCAGGTAGCAGCGGCAGTTGTGCACTACAATGCCATCAGCCAAATATGCCCCGCTGAGGGTAGAAAAGTCATACACGGGTATCTCATGCCGCGCCCCGATCTCAACGCTGATCACATTGTCCAGCTCTACCAGTCCGGCTTGGGCTTTGCCGAAATCATGAAGCAGCAACGGTGCCGCTTCTACACCATCAAAGCCTGCCTTGACGCCGCAGGCATTGAGGTCAGGCATCGGCCCAAGGTGGACATTGCCGTCATTGTCGAGCTGTACCGATCTGGCTTGAGCGAGAACCAGATCGCCCAACGCCTTGGAGTCGCACGCGGCACCATCCGCAAGCGGCTCATCAAAGCGGGCATCACACCGCGCAGCCAAAGCGAGGCGGAGACCCTCAAGTGGAGTCAGCTCACCCCTGAGCAGCGCCGCAAGCAAGTCGCTAGCGCTAACGAGGCCTGTCGCGGCCGCGTGCATAGCGAAGAGGAACGCATCAAGCGTGCTGAGGTCAACTACGTCCGTCAGTTGCACATCAGCGCCAACGAGCAGCGCCTGGCCGACATGCTTCGCGCACGGGGACTGGCCGTGCAGCAGCAGTTCCCGGTTCACACATGCAATGTTGACCTCGCCGTGCATCCCGGCTCCATCGCCGTGGAAGTCCATGGCGGCGGCTGGCACAGCACCGATTTCCACAGAAGGTTGCTGGAGAGCAAGCGTGAAAAGCTCTTCAGCCGTGGTTGGGCGCTGATTGAGGTCTGGATTGACGCTCGCTACCGGGTTTGGGATGCCGTGGCAGACGAGCTGGTCACCCTCTGTGATTGCCTTGGCCGGCTTCCATCCGTTGGCGGTGAGCACTGGGTGGTTTTCGGTAACCGAAAGGTTCCGGCCGCCATGCGTGCCGATAGTGACGACATTGCCGCTGTATACCGACCGCACCGCAGCGGCAACGCTTCCAGCGATAACGGGCGTATCGCCTAGAACGCACTGCGGATGCGGTGACACCTTGCGGTACTCGGTCGGGAACCGCTTGCCGTCCAGCTTCAGGCAGATCGGGCAGACGTTGGAATCCAGCACCGCTGTCCACACCAAGCCCTCCGGGCCCATCCAGGCCGGGTCCGTCTCGAACTCATAGATCGCCTGCTGCGCCGCGCTGCCCACCTCATGCACGCCGGTGCGAATCAGGGCCTCAACGTTGTTCTCCGTCGTGCGCACCACCGCGTCTTGGTAGGTGGCAAAGGTCTCACCGCCCACATCCGACAAGCCCAGCCGAATGAAGCGCTCAACGCGATCGGCCACCAGTGCCGGCAGCGCGCTGCTCAGCTGCGTGCTCAGCGTCTTACCGGCCACCACGGCATCGTTGACGATGCGCTGCACCTGGGCGCCACTGGCGGCCACGGCGCCCTCGTTGACCAGCTCACCGCCGGCCATGGTGACCATGCGCCGCGCAAAGCCCAGCTGCTGCTCCACGAACGGGGTCAAGGCCTCCTGCAGTGCGGCCAGCTGCGGCACGCCGAAGGAGTCCTGCACGCTCTTGGCCACGGCGGTGACGACCGCCTGAATGGTGCGCTCGCGGTTTGGGCCCACGCTGAGCACACCGCTGCTGCCCATCACCCGCTCGACAGCGATGAGGGTTTGACGCAGATCGCGCAGCGCCTGGCGGATCAGCCGGTCTTCCAGCTTCTTCTGCCGCAAGGCATTGCGCAGGAACTCCTCGACCTGCGCGGAGAGATCAGCCACGCCCTTGGCCTCGGTTCAGCTTGCGCCCATGGCTGGGCTTGCTGTGCTGCCCATTGCCCTGCCGCGTGCGCTTGGGTGGTTGGCGGCGGAACAGCTTGGCCGTAGCGGCAGTCTTGGCTTTGACAGCCATCAGCCGCCCTCGCTGTGGTCACTGAGCGGCTTAGGTTGCCGCCGGCGCTTGGGTGTTGCCGGGGGTTCCTGCAGCTGGCACTGCTCTGCAGCAAAAGAGGCCGCCTCCTGAGAGGCAGCCTCCAGCTGGTCACGCAGTCGCCGGAAGGCGAACAGACCCATCAGCCGCCCTTGCGGTAGAAGACGACCGTGCTGGCCGAAGCCACGCGGCCCAAGAAGGTGGCAGAAGTAGCCGCCGCCACAGTGGCATTGCCGCTGACGGTGACACTGGTGCCGCCCGCAAAGGTGACGGCATGAGTCGCGCTGGCGAGGTTGACGATCGTCACCTCAAAGCACTGACCGACCTTGGCACTGTTGCCCAGCT